CTGCTCAATATTTTTTTCAAGTTTTGTGGCGTTCGGAGGCAAGAGTTTAGACATCGCGAAACTCCGTAATTGTTAGCGTTGTGCCAATACATTTTGCATACCGGCTTTTGGCTAAAATGAAGTCACTCGCTGGCGAAGTCAAATTGACATTTTGTACACCTGCCACATGTAGAGCGTGAAAAATTCCGCTGCGAGTGACGTCATACCCCAAAGCATTAACCATTTTAATGTAGGTGTTGAGTGCCTCTTCAGCAGCCGTTTGAACCACTGCAGAATCAGGACCAGGGAATAAAACTAAAGTAGCGTTTACTGCCCATTCAAAAGGTGTGGCTGCTTTTATAGTTACAGCATCTGTAAACGGACGCTTAGTACCAGGATCTAATGCGACATCGATAATATTGAGTAAAGTTTGAGGCGCAACATCATCAATATGACTTTGTACAAATATATCAACGTATCCAGCTGCAGGCATTTCTACCGCGATATCCTTAACATGGCCATGTGCACCTAAACCCCAAAATTGATATGCGCCGACTGAACCTGCAGATTTACTTTCAGGCTCTAATTGAACTCGACGACGCAAATCCTCGTCATCTTCCATAACAGCTTCAATCGGTGGGTTTGCGGTAGGATCTGCTTCAATAATTGTTTTTCGATAAACATTACGGTTAGCTGCTAAATGGTCTAAATCTGCGCCTTTTGCATAGGCCAGCATAAGGGCTTTTGCTTTGGCATTAATCTGAGACGTTTTAAGCAATAAGCGATAAGCAAAAGTTTCAAGTACTTTAACGATTGGCTCACTTTCAAAATTTAATACTGGTGCTAGTTCAGGATCTCTTGCGATGAGATCTTGTTTGCATGCATTTAACTCTGCTTCAAAGTCGAGCTGCTCTATTACATTTGGAAAGGGTAAAGCAGAAAGATCGATACGATTTGAACTCATGTAGCTGCCCCGATTAGAAATTCTTGTTTAACTGTTTGAGTACCTGTAATGGTCTTAATATTGCCTAGAATAGTAATCAGCCAATAGCCCACAACAGCTGCAGCTTGACTAACTTGTACTTGACTAATTTTGATGCGAGGCTCAAAGCGAATTAGTGCAGTCGCTGAGGCATTCATAATCTGAAGCTTGGTAAAATCATTACAGGGTTGATCAATCAGATGCGGAACAAGTGAGCCGTAATTTCTTCGACATAATCGAGTGCCGATCAAAGTGCTTAAAATGTCATGCATAGATTGATACAAATGCTCAGGAAATGAATCATTATCTGTAATTGCTTTACCAGTACTTCGATGCATTCCTTTCATGGTATTGGAACTCCTGAAGTGTCGGTGCCACCTTCGACATTGGATGTTTTGTGTTTGGTTAAACTAATATTTTTGGCGATGACATCTGTATCAGAGGTGATATCTTGTTGGGCATGAATGCCTTGTGTAACGGCCAATTTTTCTAGAATTTTGACCTGACCAGTAAATTCAGTTTCAGGAATATCAAAGGTGCACTTACTTAATTTAAAAATGGCTTCCCCTGAAGCGACATTGACAACAAAAGAATGTTCACCTAATTGAATATAAACCTCGTCAGGGTCTACGCTTGGGGGAGGAAAATCTTCAGAAAACAAACTGATTTGTGGTACCGAATTAGTCAGCTCACCGCCTTGTGCTGAAACTGAAAATTGTTCTCCGATCGATGGACAGCGCCAAATTTTAACAACGCCTGCAGCCATGGTCGGAATAGGAATCCAATCAGTCTCATTTTCATCAATTTTTAAGCGAATTTTCCATGCTGAAGCATCGACTGCTATTACAGTTCCAATACTGGATAGGTTTTGAAATTGGCGTAAAAGTTGACTGCTCATGATGATTTAAACGTAAAAATGCCCATGTTTGAAATCATGAACATTTTGTTTTTAAAGTGCGAGGAATTGAATCCTGTTTAGCGTTTAATCAGGATTTTGTGTGGTTTGATTTAATTTTATAGTTCTGGCTACTAACGCAAATAGGATGTAGATTGAATGAAGTAAATGTATCGCTTAAATTCAAAAATACTGGATTTATGATCCCATAATCAGATCTATCGTAAAAAAAAGCATAGTATTTTTTAGATAAATAACACAAAATCAATAGTAATTTGCATATTTTAATTTTAAATCATGCACCAATCGAGATTGCAAAAAGGTGATCTTATTAAATTAACTTTGTTGTGGCGAGTTATCAGTAGATTGACTGGAATTAAGGTAATTGGTGTATTCTTTTAATGATATACCATAATGTATTAATAATAAAACAGTATTGGTAGCTTCTGAATATTGGATTGAGGAAAGTATTTTATCTAAATTAATAATTTGATCTTTATAAGATTGGATTTCAATATTTAAAAGATATATCATTTCATTTAATTCACTTATTGATTTTTTATTTTGAGGGAAGTGAGAGGTGGGAGCGATTTTATCATTGTAATCTTTTATTTTGTTTTCTTTGAAATAAGAAATAAGATTTTTAATATGATTTTGAATATTAGATATTGTTTCTTTTTTTGTGGAGATATTTGCATTCATATCACTATATGGGAATGAATTTTTTATTATATTGATATTTTTTTCTGAGAAAAAATTAAAAATATTTTTTGTGATTATGTGGTTCATAAATTCATAATGAAAACCTGAATTACTTTCTATATTTCTCCAATCAAAAGCATGAGAATTTCTGATTTTAATTATATTTAAATCTTTCAGAGATTTAAATATGTAACTTAAATTTTCTGAACTAATCATTGTATCTATTTTACTTATTTCATAGTAATAATTTACCCAAATATTGTTTTCTTCAAAAATTATTGGATCGTAATGATATGCATACCTAGTTAGGCGATGATTACTCTCATTTAAACGAAAGTTATCAATAGGTAATGGTTCAAAGAGACCATATTTTTCAATTAGTTTTTTAAATTTTTTATTTCCATAATCATTTAAACAATTGAAAAAGAAAGCTTCTATTTCATGTTTAGTTAGCGTTGCTCTGAAGATATCAAAATATTTTTTTTGCTCAGTAGAGTAGCTTGAATCTAAAATCATATCTTTATGGATATCAGATGATAATATTCTACTATTATCGATTAATTTTACTATTTGATAGCAAATTCTAAAATAGCTTCCAGTATAATCAAGCATATTTTCTTCATAATAATTTAGCCAATTTTTTTTAGGGCTTGATTTAAAATCTATCATATGATTTTTTATAGCATCTACTGATTTTAATACAAGTGTATTAGTAACTTCACCATCACTTCCATATGTATATTTTTTATATTCAATATCATCTAAAGAATCGTTTTTTGTTTTTAGTAATTGAAAAAATAAACTTTCAAAGTTTTGAATAGATGTTTGATTTTGCTGACTCTCGTTTGCTTTTATTTGAGTAATTAGGCTTTTTTCTTGTAATTCAAGTATGTTCTTTTGTATTTCTACATTCTGTTTTTCTAACTCTGCAATATTCTCTTGATGTCTAGCTGTTTCAACTTGAGCATTCGCTGCTTTTTGTAATTCTGAACGAGTATCTTTTAATTCTTTAATTTGTAGTCGTACAGAATAGGTAAGCCAGTAGAAAGCAAAAAGAGCAAAAATCGGATTTAGAATACCACCTATGAAGTCCCCAAAAGTACCCCAGGATTGAGCACTTTCTGGTAAGGTCTTATCTGCTAAAAATAGATATAAAACTACAATTAGAATAATAAGTAGAAATGCACGAAATCTATGATTTGTTATATCTTTATTAATTTTATCTAAATCAGTTGAATCATGTTCTGTATTATTTGTAGTCATATAAGAATTTTATAAATAAAAAATTATTAAAATTATAATGTTAATAAAGTTATTGTGCTAGTGATTTAATTTTTTAAATAAGTTTGAATTTTAGATTCAATCCATTTTTGATCATCTTGACTAAAACCAACCAATTCACGAATTGGGTATTTAGTTGGTTTTGCATGATCAGTAGGGCGGATCGTTTTTCCCTCCTGGTGTACTTTCGCAATCTGGGCTGTACGTCCACCAAAACCTACTGAAGCTTTGTCGGCTGAATATTCTATTTTTAATTGTTGGCCAATCATTTTGAACATGGCACCTTTACGTTTAATACTTCCAATTTGATCCCTTTTTCTTGGCGTAAAACGATTACCGTTTGGATCTCTTTGCTGACTAATTCTGTCTTTAGATCGTATTCTTAATCCTTGAGCTAAACGACGCATTAATTCTCGTCGTTGAGATGGCTCTAGGTGCTTAAGATATTGATCAAACCAACGATTTAAAGCAGCAAATGATTTCACTATTCTGAACCTTTCGGAATGAATCCACCTTGTAAATCACTCCATTCCAACTCAGGGCAAATATGATAGCCCTGATCATCTATTACCACTTTATCCCGTTGTGGAAAGTCAACTTCAAGGTCAAAGGTATCTTTATCAATAATTTCAGAACTAAATGAAATTTGTAGATCATTGCCCGTGGTGTCTAAATGTAGATTTTGTGATTTAAGCCAACTCCGAATTAGCATGATGACTTCAATTGGATCTAAGCGATAATCAAGAAATAAAAGTCGAACGGTATAATCTAGATAACCTTTTGCTTGAGTGCCATTCACAATAAATAAATGACATTTGTCTGCAGTCATATCCGGCAATTTTTCTTGCAAAAATGTTTTTAAACCGATCAAGGCGATCATGATTTAATTATCCACTGCTGCATAATTTAGCTGACTTGCAACACGTAAGGTCCAACCTTTTCCATAGCGCGGCCAAGTGCTTAAACTTGTATAATATTTCAATCGTTCTGCATTGAATTTCAATAAAATATCATTCAAATCTGCTTTATTAATGGCTTGAATTGTTAAGTTTCCGATGATGCCATCATCTAACACGCCTACAGCCAATTGTAGCTTACGTTTGGCGGTTCCCATGCCTGCATTAATGGCAAAATCCCAAACTTGAAAAACAAGGGCAGAATCGATTTGATCGGCATTGATCTTGTCCCACCAATCTCGTTTATAAATATTTTTGGCTTGTTCAAGGCTTAAACTTTTAATATCTAAATCAGGATAAGTCATGGCAGAAATACCATACTTTGTGCCGTTGAGTTGACCTTTACCAATTACACCAGTCGTCCAATTGCCACGGTCTTGACGATCATTTGTAAATTTACCTTCATGGCCAATGAGACGATCAAAGGCTTGATCAAATGTAAGAGACATGATGATTTCCTTATTTATTGAACATTGCAGCAAAAGCAGCTTTAACTTCAGCAATGATTTCGCTAAAGGTTTTACCTTTGAGTAACTGCATAGATTGATACCAAATACCAATCAGCAACATGCCAAACACGGCAAAAAGTAACATCACAAAACCTTGAGCCATATGTGAGTATTGCTGTAATTGATAATATTCAATGCAAGCAGCACCACCATATAAACTGATTGTTACGCTAATCGAAAATTTTAAAATCACACCAACGGTGATTTTTATACGACCTTGGGTGTCAATATCACCACTTAAAATCAAGGCGAGAATCGCGCCCATGATCGCTGCAATAATTTTAAAAAGCCATGGTAACCCCTTAATTGACAGCGGATCATTCATCGTTTTCCCCTTGAGGGATGTTAAGTGTTCAAACATAACTAATCCCATAATTTAATTGTCTGAGGCCGTTGAGCTTGTAGCAGTTCAGGTAAATTAATAACTTGGTGTTCTTGTAAAACCACTTGTTGCAAATTTGAGTTTGCTTCAAGCAATGCAGGTAACATGACCACCGACTGATTGCCGTAGTAGCGGTAAGCGATTGAATCAAAAGTATCGTTTTGCATTGCTTTGATCTGATTCATATCAGTTTTACTCGGTTACGTTTTGGTCTGCCTTTACTAATTAATTTACCGATGCTGTAATTCACTGTTCGACGTAAAGCTTGCGTTTTAACTTGTTGATTTTCACCACGGGTTTGTCCTGTTGTTGTGGTATCAAAATCTAAATTATCTTCACAAATCAGTGCAGCTGCTTCATAGCAAACTGCACGTTTGTAATATCGAATTTGAGTATCAGTTTCGATATTAAGTAAAAGTGTTTGATCATTAATGTTATCCATGGCGAGCATGATTTTTTCAGTCAGCAGTACTTCGCCATTGGATTTGTCTAAACGCACCTGACTCAATAAATCTGAAATACTGACATTGGGACGCATTGGATCAGGATTTTCGACTTCATTATCAGGTACAGGTGCATTTAGTAACATTTGACCTACTCCGCAGCCGTGGTGGAGTCGGTGGACGCAGGTACTGAGGCATCGGCAGTTTGATCTACAGATGTATCAGCCTGCGAGCCGACAGTGGCGTCGGGAGACGACTCGGTTGTTTGCTTACTCAATCGTTTTTCAAGGGCGGTAAGATCTTTTTTACAGCCGACTTTAACATCGAGTCGCAAGGCATTTTTATAGGCATTGAGTGCTTCAACAGGCTGCGCCTCGTTTAATGCATCCCCAAGCGCACGGTAAATTTTGGCACGGGCTTGATCCACCATTTGTTCACCGACACCCAACTCTATGATTTTTTTAATCAGTTCAGCATGGGCAATGGCAAGGTCAGAATCATCACAAAAATCTATAGCGGATTGCTCTGTAACGAATTCTGCAATGCCACGGCTGTAGCCTTCAGGCATCACCATTTCATTTAAAATCGCATATTCAGCAATACGTACCGCAAGTTCATATTCGCCTGCATCTACGGCCCAAATCATTAACGTCACTAATGTTGTATTTTGAGCTGAAGGGGAAACAGCTAGGCAACCATCGATGTAACCCAAATATTCAGGAAGCCATTCTTTTTTCTTGGCTATTTTTTCCTGAGTTGATTTGATTTCTTTTAATTGGTTCATGTGATTGAACAAACGCAATTCAATATTTGCCGTTGGTGAGGTTGGTGTGATAACGGTTTTATCACCTTCAGGCGAAGCAGGCGCAACACCCATAATGACCGATTTACGTTTTAGGCGTGGATCTTGGCTTTTTGCTTGTTGTTGCGCTTTGATTGCGAGCATCTTTTCACGATGCTCACGCATTGAATTCGTTGCCATTAGTCTTGTACCTCAATGTTTTCGATAAGAACTGCCTTTGTATAGTCTTCCACTACAAAATCTTCATTCACGGATTGGAAGTCCACAGCACGATCCCATTCAGGCTGTTCAGCAATAGAACGCATTAAAGTACCTGACTGAAGGTAAATTGATAGATTGTCAGGCGTCGTAATTAGAATGGTTTTTGCAGGGAATTTAGGCACATGCAGGGCACGTAAAGTACCAAGCTGCTTATTGGCATAGATTGTACGAGCAGCCAATTGTTCCGTTGGATCTTGAATGGTATTCAGCAATGGTAAATATTTATCGCTGAGTACCCCACGACCACAAATTGCGATTAAACCGCTATCGCGATGTTGTTCTGCGATGTATTCTTCAACTGCAAATTCAACTAAACCATCCAGTGTTTTAAACTCATTGCCTGCGCCAATTTTGGTGACAAGTTTTCCTGTACCGTCATCAACGCCTGCATAATGTTGCTCAGGCGCATTGCCACGAATCTTTTGTAGCCAACCTTTTTTTACATCTTGTAAAAGGGGATTAGCCACACGGTCTGAAGTCGGAGCACGATATAGGCCATTAAAACCAATACATAATTTATCCAATGCTACTGCACGAACAACCATAGATTGTAATTTGGCTTTAAAGTTTGGATGGTGTTTCCATGCATTTAGTAATGACCAGTAATAGGCGACGTCATAGTTAGTCTGAGTACAATCATATTCATCTAGTAAATCGAGCGAACCGACTGCGGTTGGTGCACGTGCTTTGACACGAGTATCAGTTGTCCCTGCAATGGTAGTACCTACAAGCAGGGCAATTTTTTCACCTTTTGCATTGTCCACTGGAAATATATTAATTTGCTTTAAAAAATCTGCTGCTTCTTGATAAGCAGCAATGATTTTTTGTTCAGGGACAGGCTGAACTGCAAATGTATATCTAACGTCTTCAACATTATTTGCACGGGCAACATCGGCCATATAAGCAGATAATTTTGTACGGGCAATGGGATTAAGAGCGACTGACATATTTATTTGTATCCCTATTAATAATCAACTTTGTCAGCTTCACCGCCTGCAGCTGCAGGTGGAAGATTGACTGGAGTCGTTGAAAGTTGGTTGAATTGAGTTTGTAAGCCTTGAATTGATTGCAAAATCGGTTCGAGTACTTTGCTTAAATCATCTTGTGGCGCAGCTGCAGGTTGTTTTGTGGTTTGAGCTACAGGCGTTGTAACAGGTGTTGTAGTTGTTGCAGGTGCCGGACTCAATGTACTGAATTTCTCATTCAAGTCTTTGATCGATGCAAAAACAGCAACAAGACCTTGGGTAACCACCTTTTTAAACTCATCTTCACTTTCAGTCGGCTTTGACGGTGTGAGTAAGGTTTTAAGTTGTTCTAATAAACCTTTTTGATCGGTTGGAACTGAATTGATTTCAGTTGGAGCTGTCAATGACATGTAAATCTCCGAATCGGGTTGAGTGCGTAAAGAAAATTGATTTGATGAAAACTTAATAGCTTGAGTTCCCAGTGATGCAGGTTGATCAGTCATGCCAAGACCGACTTGATAGGCTTTATTTGTCCCTGCAAAATTGCGATAAAACTCAATTGAGGGAAATATTTTCTGTCCATTTTTATTCATGGCCACAAAATTTGGTAAGGCAGAAATTGTGTTGTAAAGACAAAGTTTTCCGCCTTCTTCAACAGCTTCAACTTTGATAATGTCGCCATATGCATTAAATGGTGGTTCAGGTGACCAGCCAGCAAAATGCTCAATGTTGATGCGCCCTGCATAATGTTCAGGATTGTATGTATCGGCCATGTCTTGAATTTCTTGACGACTCAATTCACGACCATCAACCGTTTGACCTTCACGGGCAACTCGAAAGCGTTTTTCTACACGTCCTTCTCCTGGTAGTCCCATTATTTAAATTTCCATCTATGTTTCTGATGTATGCAGTCTGCTTGTGATGACAGGGAGGTCGCAACGATCTAAATCCTGTTTAACGCTTAATCAGGATTTTGTTATTCGTTGAAAATGAACACATAGCGCTACATTAAGCGCATGAATACATCACATCCTTTGACTTTCGAGAATCTAAACCCACGGCAACATGGACGAATCCTATTTGCGATGGGCATGACTGTGTCTGAAATCTCAAAACAATTAGAAGAAAATCGGGCAACGGTAGAAAGTTGGAAGCAACGTGATAGTTGGGAAAAAGCAGATTTATTCGATGATCTAACGATAGGTTTAAAAGTTAGATACTTAGCGCTGACTTTTATGGAAAATAAAAGTAATGCCAACTATAAAGAAATGGATTTTATCGGGATTCAATTTGAACGTTTTGCTCGAATTGAAAAATATCGCGCAGGTGGAACACAAGCAGATCTCAATCCAAAATTAGAAAATCGCAATAACAAACCGAAAAAACGCAAACTTAAAAATCAAATTACTGAAGATGATTTGGCATTGCTTGAACAAGCATTTCAAGATTTTTTATTTGTTTACCAAGAGGAATGGATGGATGCAATATCCTGGTCTCGAATTTTTATTTTATTAAAATCTCGTCAAATTGGTGCGACTTTTATCATTGCGTTATGGGCATTTATTGACTTACTTAAAACAGGTAAGAATAAAATTTTTATGTCAGCTTCAAGAGCACAGGCATATCAGTTTATTGAGTACATCAAAGCTTTTTGTTTGGAAGTTGTTGGCATCGAATTAACAGGAGATCCAATTGTTGTCAATGGACCCAATGGACAAGCAACTCTATATTATTTACAGCACAAGGACGCCATGGTGATGTCATTATGGATGAGTTCTTTTGGATTCGTAACTTCTTAAAATTCAAAAAAGTCGCTTCAGCGATGGCTTCACAAAAGATGTATAAGCAAATTTATATGTCGACGCCATCCAGCATTTTGCATGAAGCTTATGCGTTTTGGACGGGTACTGACAGCAAGCGTAAATTACCAATTGAAATTGATGTCAGTAAAATCGCATTAAAAATGCCCGTCAAATGTGCGGATAGAAAGACTCGTCAAATTGTGACTTTGGATGCAGCCGAAGAGAAGGGTTGTGATCTTTTTGACCGGGATGACTTGCTAGCCGAGTATGGTGATGAAGAGTTTGCCAATTTATTTGATTGTGATTTTATTGATGATTCAGGTTCTTATTTTCCACTCAAAGATATTATTCCTAATATGGTGGATTCATGGGAAATTTGGAACGATTTTAATCCGACTCAAACACCACATTATGACGGTGAAGTATGGATTGGCTATGATCCGTCATTCACAGGTGATAATGCTGCACTTGCAGTCATTGCTCCACCGCAAACGCCTCTATCCCCTTATCGAATCTTAGAAGTAAAACAGTTCAAAGGGCAGACTTCTCAAGAACAAGCGCTATATATCAAAAAAGTTTGTGCACGTTACAACGTCACTTTTATTGGAATTGATAACACTGGTAATGGTCTTTCTGTTTCTGAATATGTGTCTAAATTTTTCCCGGCACTCACTAGATTGAACTATAACCCTGAATTAAAAATTCGTATGGGGCTTAGAGCCAAAGAGTTATTTCAAAAAAGACGACTTAATTTTGATGCCGGTTTAACAACTGTCGCCAAAGCCTTCCTTTCTATTAAAAAAGCCATGACCAGTGGTGGTGGTAATAAAACTTTGGTTACAAGTCGCTCTGCTGAAAATGGTCATGGTGATTTGGCTTGGGCAATTATGAATGGTTTAGAAAGAGCACCGATTGTCGATATTACCGATCCATCTCAACAAGGCGCAACACGTAGCCGAATCAGAGTATTTAAATCATGAATATAAAATCTATGCTATCTCAGCAGTTGGATCGTTTACGTGTGTTGCCAACACATCAAACAGCAGCTGCTCCAACCAGTAAAATTATATGTAAGAATTTTGGGGAAGCGCAGCCTGTTTTAGACGGGCATGACCTATTCGAATATGGTTATTGTCCTAAATGGCAAGATTGGTATGAGCTTCCATATGACATGTTGGCCACGGCTAAATTATTTCGTGCAACCAGTCATCACACCAGTGCTTTAATTGTAAAACGTAATATCTTGACTAGCGATTACATTCCTCATCCTTTATTAAGTCGGCATGAGTTTAATGCTTTGGCTTTGAATCTTTTGACCTTTGCAAACTGTTACGCACATATCAAAAGAAATCGTTTTAATGGGATTATTGGAATTGGATCTAGACCAGCACTCAATATTCGTCGTGGTTTAGATTTATCCAGTTATTACCAACTTGATTGGGATCAAACCAATAATTACCAATTTGCACCACAAGATATGATTCATGTTTATGAATCCGATATCGGTCAAGAAATTTACGGTGTGCCCAATTATTTAAGTAGTGTTAATGCGATTTTACTGAATGAAGCAGCAACGCTATTCCGTCGTCGTTATTATAAAAATGGTGCACACGCAGGTTTTATTTTACATATGACAGATGCGCTGCAAAGTCAGCAAGATGTTGATGATTTAGAGGATTCACTGGAAAACTCAAAAGGGGCAGGGAACTTTAAAAATTTACTTGTTTATACACCTGGTGGAACGAAGGACGGTGTTAAAGTTATTCCATTGGCCGAAGTTGCAGCTAAAGACGAATTCTATAATATTAAAATCGCCAGTCGTGATGATCAATTAGCAGGGCATCGTATACCACCTCAATTGATTGGTGTAGTACCGCAAAATGCAGGTGGTTTTGGTGATGTCGAAAAGGCAGCTAAAGTTTTTTATTACAATGAAATTGTGTATTACCAAAACCTACTAAAACAGATCAATGAATGGTTAGGGGTTGAGGTTATAAAATTCAAAGAATATGAGCTTTTATTACCTAGTAAGTAGTTAGATTATTAATTTGTAAATATTTTTGGCATAAAAAAACCCGACATCCTGTCGGGCTTTTTTACGTATTTGATGCGTTGGTCTGACTCCTGTCGTACCTTTACATTCCTTGTATCTTATCTTGTTATTCTTATCTGGAGCATCCTGCTCTCTATGTGTCCATGATAAGAAACTGAATGAGATCCGTATATTGGCAAATTCCCTAAATTCGTGTACGCCTAGGCGTACACGAATCAGAGTTTATTTCAAGAATTATCCGCAGAAATTGAGAATGATTTCAGAGTTGTGACCGTTGAGAAATCAGGAAAATGATTTTATGATCACTTTTTAATCTAATTTATTGGCAAAAGATATCAAACTTGATCAAAAAATCCGCCTTGTTTACAAAGCAGATTTTTTTCAGTATTTTTGAATTATGTAAAATGTTTAAGTTTTGAAATTATATACTTTTAAGGAATTACTTCACATAACGCCCATTATGTTAAATAGGCGAATCTGAATTTTTTTAATAGCCTATACAGTAAAAACTATATTTTACTCAATTAATGCCATTTTTAATTTTAAATCATGTTCTTATTTTGATTTTTCTTTATAATTATGCGGTTAGTTTTGAGAAAATCTTATGGCTAAGATTACCGAAAAAAGTTTAAAAATATTATGGGGTACATCTGGAAATCGTTGTGCATTTCCAGACTGTGATATTGAAATTACAGCTATTCCTCAAGGTGCTGGATATACATTAGGTGAAATGGCGCATATTAAAGGGGATAAACCAGGCTCTTGTCGATATGATTCAAGTCAAAAAGATTTAGAAAGACATAGTCATAATAATTTAATTTTATTGTGCCCTACACATCATACAATTATAGATAAACCTGAAAATTTAAATACTTACACAGTTGATGTTCTCATGGAAATGAAAGAGAACCATGTACAACATGTTAAAGATAAATTGAAAGTAGATCCAATAAGTAATTTGGAGGATTTAAAGCAAAAAATTAGTGCTTATTTGACAGATAACCATACTTATTGGAGTAATTATGGTCCTATCTCTGAAAGAGCTAAGCGTCATCCACATAGCATTAGTTTATACAATTTATGGTTACAGATTCGGTTAGAGAAAATTGTTCCTAATAACAGGGCTATATTTCAATTGCTCAAGGTTAATAGAAGCCTTTTTGCTAACGAGCATCAACTAACTATCAGTAATTTCATGACTCATGTAGAAAGTTATGAAAGTTGGGTTCTTAGTGATGATACTTACGAA